ATGGGCGGCAGCAGGTATTCCTTACACAACAGCAAGCGTAACAACTGATGGTGCAATACAATTGACTCACACTGAAGGTGGTGCTATTTATATGGATGACACAGTAAATTCATCATATGTATCAGTTTATGCCTCTAGCGGTTTAATTGATGAAGCCGGTTTTGTTGAAGGCACAACTACTGGTGTTAAGTATGGATATTCTATTAGCGCAACGTTCTCTACAGCCGCACAAAGCACTACTACTGGTTCAGGATCAGGAGCAACGTTTAGTGTTCAAGCTACAGCCGCAACATATCGTTTGGTAGGCGACGGCGTAACTTCAGGCGGCAGTGGATATGCAGTTGGTGATAATGTTACTATTTTAGGTAGCTCATTAGGTGGTGCCGCAAGTACTAATGACTTAGTAGTTGAAGTTACTGCAGTCACATCTGGTGCGGCAACTGCAGTAACATACATTTCAGGTGCCCCTACTGAGGCTTACGATACTGCATTAAGCAATTGGGTAGAATTCACATACATTTCAAATGAAGGTGAACCTGCAGTTGCACCAGCCAATGACACTAACTGGTTCTACAGTGTAGTTGACCAAGTTGATATTATGGTTAATTACAACAGCGCATGGTATGGTTATGGTCTACGTGATTATGATAATGAAGGTTTCCCGCTACCAAGTGGTACAAACGAAACTGATCCGGCTGGTCCATTAATATCAGCCACAGCTCCTACTACACAAAGTGATGACACTGCATTAGTTTATGGTGATATTTGGATTGATACAAGTGATTTGGAAAATTATCCAGTAATCAATCGTTGGGAAGCAGTTGACGGAACAGATCAGTGGGTTCTAATTGACAATACCGATCAGACAAGTTCTACTGGTGTAGTATTTGCTGACGCACGTTGGGCAACTAACGGTACAACAAGTGTTACGGATGATCCTATCCCAACAATTGCAAGTTTACTAGATAGTAGCTACTTAGATTTAGATGCTCCGGATCCAACATTGTACCCATCTGGTATGTTGTTATTCAACACACGCCGCTCAGGTTACAACGTAAAACAATTCAGAACAGATTACTTCAATAATACAAGTTTCCCTGGTGAAACATTACCAACAGAAACAGATGCATGGGTAACAGTAAGTGGTAACATGACAAATGGTGCTCCTTACATGGGTCGTAAGGCACAACGTGCTATGGTTGTTCAATCATTGAATGCGGCAATTGCTACTAACACAGCAATACGTGATGAAGATAACTTCTTCAACTTGATTGCTACACCTAATTATCCAGAATTGCAACCAGGTATGATTGCATTGAATAGTGATCGTGGTGAAACAGCTTACATCTTAGGTGATACACCAATGCGTTTAGCTGATAGTTCTACTGATATTCAAGCTTGGGCTAATAACGAAGCAGGTGCTTCTAGCACAGGTGAAGAAGGTTTAGTATCACGCAGTACTTACATGGGTCTATTCTATCCAAGCGGATTGGCAACAGACTTAGCAGGTAATCAAGTTGCAGTACCAGCGTCATACATGATGTTACGTACATTCTTGCGCAATGATACTATTGCTTATCCTTGGTTGGCGGCGGCAGGTACACGTAGAGGTACAATTGACAATGCATTGAGCATTGGTTATGTTGATAGCACAACAGGTGAGTTTATTTCTATTAAGACTCGTTTGGGAATTCGTGATGTATTGTACATCAATCAGATTAACCCATTAGTATTCTTCACTGGTGTTGGATTATTGAACTATGGTAATAAGACCAGCTTCAATAGTTCAAGTGCATTAGATAGAACTAACGTTGCACGACTAATTGCTTACATTCGTAGACAATTAACATTGGCAGCACGTCCATTCGTGTTCGAACCGAACGATCAGTTGACACGTGGTCAAATCGCAGGTGTTGTAGAAACATTGATGGTTGACTTAGTTGCTAAACGCGGTCTGTATGATTACTTGGTAGTGTGTGATGAATCAAATAACACATCAGCTCGTATCGATAGAAATGAACTTTGGATTGACGTTGCAGTTGAACCTGTTAAGGCAGCTGAATTCATCTACATCCCGGTTCGTATTTTGAACACAGGTGAACTAGGTGGTCAATAAGAAATAAGATAGCCCGAAAGGGCTATCTATTTGCAAAGATAAATATTAATAACAGGAGAAAAAAATGGCAATAGCCTCACAATCATTATTCAACATGACCGTAGCAGGAGATAATTCCGGCGGAAATCAGGGCTTGCTAATGCCCAAACTACAATACAGATTTAGAGTTAACTTTTTAAACTTTGGTGTTGATACTGCAACCCAGCAATTGACAAAGCAAGTTATTGACATAACACGCCCATCAGTTAGCTTTGGAGAAATCACAATACCAGTTTACAACTCTACAATGTATCTTGCAGGCAGACACGAATGGCAACCTCTAACAGTTAACATTAGAGATGATGCTTCGGGTAGTGTTGCAAAATTAGTAGGGCAACAATTACAGAAACAGATGGACTTTGTTGAACAAGCATCTGCGGCTACTGGTCAAGATTACAAATTCCAAACAGACATTCAAATCTTAGATGGTGGTAATGGTACTAGTGCTCCTATCGTCTTAGAAACTTGGGAATGTTATGGTTGTTTCTTGCAAAGTGCTAACTACAATAACTTAAACTATGGTTCTAATGAAGTTGTTACTATTCAATTGTCAATTCGCTTTGACAATGCAGTAAATAATCCATTAGCATCTGGTGTAGGTTCGGCTGTTGGTCGTGTTGCACGTTCATTGGCTGGTTCTACAGGTGTTGCAACCGGTATCGGTTCTAATGGTAGTAACAACTAATAATATTTTTTGAATATTAAATGGCTGGATTTTTTCAGAACTTATTAACAGACGCTGCCGGAGGATTCTTCGGCAACGATTACGTGCGTGACTACACTCACGCAAGTAAAACTTTTAGACCTAGTTCGTATGCATATGCACCAAAACTAAAATTCTTATTTCATGTGTATTTTGATATTAACCCAGCCGCTTATGGCCTAGGATTATCACAGGGTGCAAATTTTGGTTTAGCAGTTAAAACAGTAAAACTACCTTCATTTAATTTTGAAACCCATCAAATGAATCAATACAATCGTAAACGTATTGTTCAAACCAAACTAAAATATGATCCTATCAGTATAACTCTCCACGATGACAATAACAATTTAGTTCGTAACATGTGGTATAATTATTACACTTACTATTACAAAGATTCTAGTAAGCCTGTTGTTTCTATTTCAGGAAGACAGACAAATCAAAACTCTACTAATAATCCTAGTATTTCACCTAACAATAGTAGTTACAACAATAGAAATATTTATTCACAATCTATACCGGGCGATACTGATTGGGGCTATGTAGGAGAAACATCTAATACAGTTAATGGATATACCGAAGCGGCTACTGGTCAAACTAAGATTCCTTTCTTTAAGAATATTACTGTTTTTGGTTTTCACCAACACAATTATGTAGCATACACACTAATAAATCCCATCATTACTCAATTTGCACATGATACTTACAGTTATGCTGAAGGTAACGGTACTATGGAAAACACCATGACTATTGATTATGAAACAGTCAAATATTTTCAAGGTGCATTAGATGGCAACAATCCAGATAAGATTGTAGCTGGATTTGGTACTGTTGATAATTATGATAGAATTAAAAGCCCTATTGCAAGTCCAGGTAGCAATGCAACTATTTTAGGTCAAGGTGGCTTACGAGATGCTGCCGGTGGCATCATTCAAGATTTAGATCCAGCAAGTTTTAATCCATTAGGTGCTATTCAAAAAGCAGGTGCAACATACAATACCATTAAGAATATGAATTTGAAACAGGCTATCAAAACTGAGGTTACTACTGGTATTACTAATGCTCTTATGAACCCATTGAACAATACAGGTAGAAATGTATTGTTCAATACACTAATTTACGGCTCAACCCCTAATCAAACACAGGGACAGAATGGTAGAGTAGTGGTTCCCCCTCCAATAAATAGATAAACATTGGAGTACATATGGCACGAATAATCGATGACCGCACTGCATCAGACTTAACTGTAAAAATATTTGATGACTTTTACGCTTTTAACATGAGTGTTAATGGTAATGAGTTTGATATTGTTAACGGATATTTCAAATCCGTGTGCGATACTAGAATCATTGCAGGAAATTTTACATCATTTTTGTTTAGAATAGCACAAGAAACCGGAATTCCTGTATTAGATTTATTGGCTCAAATTCAAGGCGCTAATAATAAGTTAGAAATGAATCAAATAATTGCATATTATTTGAATAGTTTTAAATCTAAAACAAGTTTGTATGGTGTAGGTACAATACCGCAATCTAATCAACCAGTCGCACGTAATATTGTGCAATAATCATGGCAAAGTTTGCACAAGGTACGTTCGTTCCCAAGAACACACAAAAGTATGTAGGTAAGCATACTCCAAGATATCGTAGTGGTTGGGAACTTACATTTATGAATTTCTGCGACAATAACAAAAATGTACTGTATTGGGCAAGTGAAGCTATTAGTGTTCCTTATCGTCATCCATTTACTGGACAACCAAAAACATATATCCCAGACTTCTTTGTAGTTTATCAAAACAAGTATGGTAAAAATATTGCTGAGATAGTTGAGATTAAGCCTAAGAAACAAAGTCTTATAGAGAGTAAGGTTGCCAATGCCAAAGACAGAATGGTAGTAGCAATCAATCATGCTAAATGGCAAGCGGCCATGGCCTATTGTAAACATCATGGATACACCTTTAGAGTCATAACTGAGGATGATCTTTTCCACAATGGGCGAAGCAAGTAACTAAATACTTGTATGACGAAAAAATTAAACGAATTGTTTGAACTTCCGCAAGATGAGATTGACAGCTTGCATATTCCTATACCAGAAAATGCACGTGAAATAACCACTGATGCACTAAGTGCGTTAGAGAAAATTGATAATGCATTGCCCCAAGTTAAGGGTCTTGATGCCAGTGACAGTGAGCTAGATGAACTAGCACAAATGGCAGTGGATAGCTTTAAAGACTTGAGCGAACTAGGAATGCAAGTTGATAGCAGATTCAGTAGTGAAATCTTTAGTGTAGCAAGCAATATGTTAGGTCATGCTATTACTGCTAAAACAGCTAAACTAAATAAGAAGCTAAAAATGATTGATTTGCAATTGAAAAAAGCTAGCTTAGACCAAAAACTTGCTGGAAAAGCTGAAGAAATAGAGAATACTCCTGTCGGTGAGGGTAAAAGTTTGGACCGTAATGAGTTGCTTAAGATGTTGGCAACTAAATCAGACAGTCAATGATAAATACATAATACAGGAATAAAGAAATGAAAAGCCTAAAAACATACATAACCGAAAGTCTTAAAAGTTACAAATACACGATAAAGATTGCAGGTGACGTTGACAAAAACTTCTTAGATATGTTTAAGTACAATCTAAACAAGTTTGATCCTATTAGAATTAGTGATCCAACAAGCACACCTATACAAAAAGATCCATATGGATTTCCTAATTTAGCAAATCAATCTGTAACTATTATTAAAGCTGATTTTAGATATCCAGCTACTGAACCAATGATTCAACAAATTGCTCAACTTCTAGGGTACAATATTAATATGGTACGTGTCATCACTACTGATTTTGATGATAGTATCAATAGTGAAGCTGAAGGCTATGCTAATGAAATGAAAGATAGTCCAATACTTACACATGAAGAAATGAGTG